ATTGCGGTGCTTAAATTGCGGTATAAAACATGCTCTAAGGCAAATCCTTCCGATGTGCCTGCTAATCCATAATCATATGCATAGTTCCATGTATTATTTACATTGCACCATTGAGGATCTTGATATATATGCAATCGAGTTTTTCCCTTCCGTGCACTAAACACACTATCTCCTTTTTTATATTTGGGTGTTGGTCGGTCTGCCATAATGATTTATTGGTATTTAATAATACTATTTATTAATATCAATTTTACAAATAGTATCATTAACGTTTGAAATTATCAATAATTGTTTTTTTATTAGGATTGATTAAAACAGGACGCTTACTATACAACGAATACCAAGATTTATTTTTATTTTTTTGAGTTTTTTTAAATCCATAATTATGCATGCACAGCCAGTCAGAAATATTAGAATATCGTTTTTTATCTAATCTAATATCTGCTACATAATTTCCGTTATAATTTATAAATACATTTGAAAGAATAATTCTTTTATTTAAATATATTTTACATATTCGGTCAATACCTTGATTTGCAACTAATCTCTCTTTTTTATGATTAGAATTTATATCAGGAACATGCATATCTTTTAAATAAATATTAAAACTAAACAACGGCGTGTTTGGAATCAACATATATGCAGCTACTACAAAGTGTTCTAATGTAACACAATCTATTATTTTTCCATACTTTGATATAGGAGGTATAAATATTGGGGCATTTTCAAGTGTAGTGCGTTTAGGAACCTTTTTATTATCTTTCAATATAATAGAATTTTCGAATGGTATACTTTTACAATTACCCATGATCTATTCTTAATAATATATGTGTAATATTTAAAATATACTATTATATTCGTCCGGTAATTGCCTTACATATATGTAACCCAGTTAAACAACCACATGTAGTTCCAAACGCACTAGCCCACAAAGGCGTTTCATTCATGTCTAGTATATTTGATATTATTTTTCCAGCAAATGTAGAAAGGAACGCACTTAAGGTATCTGCATAAACATTACCATAACCAGCTCGGGTTAATGTACCTTTAGGTAATATTGGGTCAATTGCTTCCATGCCAAACCATAATCCAGTGTTATCTATTATACCAAAAACCATACCCGACATAAATCCAATTAAAATCATTTTCAAAAACTTCAAAGTAAACACATCGCCGCTGTAATCATTAATGTATTGGTGCCATGATTTATATTTGTTTTTTTCATGGGCGGGTAATGTTGCATAAGCAGTTGCGCCAAATAATAATATAGCAGAATAAGAAACTGCAAATAATTTAACTAAATTATTTCTTTCACGCTTGCTTATTGATTTAAACATGCCTACGAATAACCATATTAAACTATTTCCTATAATAAGTGCACTGACTAATTTGACGTACATTAATAAAACATGCGAAAAAGTTTTATTTCTCTCAATGTTATAAATATGCCATCCAGTTCTGCATTTCCAAAACCTAAACGAACAATTATTAATGCAAGTGATAAAATCTCAGAAACCCGTGATAAAACAATTTACAAAGAGCTAGTTGAAAATGTAAAGAATAACAGTTCCATTGCAGTTCAAAAGAAAAACAATGTGATATATCAAGATAATTTCTTTCAAAAAAGCTGCGGCAATGAAACAAAAAAATTAGCTGCTGCCAAAAATTATGATTTACTTTTGTCGGTTATTAAAGGTAAACGATACAATAATCCTACATTAGAAGGCGGTACAGCTAGAGCGGTTGATACAGCCCAAAATGGTAATCATTTATATGTGACTTATGATAATAAAACAAAACACCCTGTTTCAAAATTAACATTAACATCTCCATGTAATGAACCGGAAATTTCTACAAATTGGGTTATTGATCCAAGTAATGGATATATAATTGACCCAAGTTATCAAGTATTTTATTCAAACTGTGATTCAAATCCATCCCCATGGAAACAAAAAAATATTGTAGATGTTAGTTTCCAAGATCTTAATAGTTACTGGCGGTCTGCAAATGCCCAGCCGTTAACAGGTATGAGTTTTTCATCAAATATCACATTTAAAGACCAACTACCCCAACCTTTTTCTGCAACATATCCATACCCACCAATCACACCTTCTGGAGAAACATTAAATGCAGAATGGTGTCGTGGAAAAAACAATATTATATAAAATTGATAAAGACAAACTACTTTATAATATAGAAAACAATGCAATTGTCAAAAGATCAGCAAAAAGCACTTGATGCATTTAATAAAAATGAAAATATGTTCTTGACAGGTCCTGGTGGTTCTGGCAAGACCGCCCTTATTCGTACAATGTATGACGCCGGAATTCAATCGGGAAAAGTTGTACAGGTATGTGCTATGACAGGATGTGCTGCTGTATTACTAGGATGTCCAAATGCAAAAACTATTCATTCTTGGGCAGGAATTGGACTTTGTGCAGGGGAAGCTAGTAAAATTATTGAAAAAGTCACAAAAAATAAATACAAGCGAGCTGAATGGAAAAAACCAGATGTGTTGATTATTGATGAAATCAGTATGATGTCTGCAAAATTATTTGATATTTTGGATATTCTAGGCAGAAAATGTAGAAATAAAACTGCCTTGCCCTTTGGAGGCATTCAAATCGTAATGTCGGGTGATTTTTATCAACTACCTCCTATTAAAGAAGCAAATGAATTAGATAGTTCTTCGTCTGCATTTTGTTTTGAAAGCACTAGGTGGAATCAAACTTTTGATTGTGTAATCCAGCTTTCTACCATATTTCGCCAAACAGATGAGCGTTACATTAAAATGTTAAATCAATTGCGAGTAGGTAAATTATCAAAAAAAACATATCAACTTCTTGTTGAAAAAGAACTTTTTACAAAAGCTGCTCAAACAAAAAAAGAATGTTTGTCTAGTGATTCTAACAAAGATATTACACCGACTATATTGCTACCACGACGTAAGGCAGTTGATAATATCAATAAATCAGAAATGAATAAATTGACAGGAGAACGTATGAAATTTAAATTAATGGTAAATAATAAGCTTCCTATTGATAAAAAAGATTATCCTAGCATACATTTATTTCCACATACAGTAGAATCGATTGATGCAGAAATTAAACATTTACGTTCTAATACAATGGCTGAAGCAGAAATTGAGCTAGCTGTCGGCGCACAGGTATTATGTGTGGCAAATATTGATATGGAAGGACCCCATCCTATTGTAAATGGTAGCCAAGGTATTATTACAGAATTTGTAAATAATTTGCCTATGGTTGAGTTTAAAGATAAGCAAAAGCGGATTATTGGTTATCACACATGGCGCAGTGATAATGTACCTGGACTAGGGGTAAAGCAAATTCCGTTGATTCATGCATGGGCTATCACAATTCATAAAGCGCAAGGTGTTTCATTAGATTTGGCAGAGGTTGATGCAGGTTCAGGTATATTTGAATGTGGACAAACATATGTAGCTTTATCACGCGTTAAAACACTAGATGGCTTGCATTTAACAAATTTTGATTTAAATAAAATTAAAGTAAATCGTAAAGTTCAAGCATTTTATGCCTCTATTCAGTAAATAAAATATAATATATTATTTCTTGTATATCATATTTTTTAATCATATTGTTTTTCAAATACTAAGGCACATGCCCAATCACAGCTATTTAAATCTAATACATTACCTACATCATCATATAATGTAAATTCAAGTTTTTGTATATTTACAGGTCCAAAATATTCTCTTACAGTATACGTTGGATTTACGATACAAGAATCTGTCATAACTTGAAATATACCATTATCTGCTACTTGATTTGCTAAACTAAATCTACCTATAATATTGTTGTTTAATGTAGAATTTGAAAAATTAACTATACACGTGGGTCCTACATTTCTCTGATAATCATTTATAGCTAAAAATCCATATTTTGGACCTGTAATACAACAAGGCGCCTCTGATACACATGCATCCGCATCATATGCGGCAGCCCGAAATCCTAATTGCCAGCCTAATCTTTGCTGAATGTTTGTATCTGTATCAATATTTCCATTATGATCTACATTAAATCTAAAACCGCTTATTTTATCTGTTATAGAACACGACCCCCCCGGCTTTGCAGCAAATATTGATTTACCACTAGCATAATCCACAGAATATGTAACATATTTGGATAATTTATGTGTCGGTGGGGTTGTTGATACCCATATATTGTTCTGTAATGTTCCTGGCTCTGCTAATGCCAATGCTTCATTCATAGCCTGATCAATTGGGCGAGCACTGCTTTGCACACTGTAGGTGTTTTCATAATGACCATCTGGTAATCTTACTCTCCATACTACTTTACTACTATTATCCTTTGTAATAACTAACATAGTTGCATTTTGTTGTTTTGCAGAAATAGCGTAATGTGTTAACGGCATTTCTAATGAAGATAATCGCAAACTAATCACACCCTTTTGTGGATCAGGTAAACTTATACTAAATTTACTAGACGTTGTATTATAATAGCTATCTCTAAAACGACTATCTATATTTACTACTTGCATTGTAGTTCTAACATTAATTGGATTAATATAGCCTGGAGGATTATTACCACCTAAAGTAACCCGTCCTTCTGTTATTGAAGCATTGCGTCCTGCAATTGAATTGGGATTTGTAATCAATGTATTAATACCATGTTGTGTAATTGGTACATTTGAATCACTCCATTTTCTAGACATCTCTTTGCAATACTAATTTATTTAATTTCTATAAAATTAACTTTGAATACAACAATTTAATTTGTTTGATTTTTTTTGACTATAACGCTGAAAAGGATTATATTGAGTTAATTCTATTTTTTGTTCTATTCCAACCGAGGGACGTTTTTTAATACCAGTGCATGGAACATTCGTTTTAATAAAAACATCATCAACATCATCTATAATGCGTAGTATAGCTTCATCTATCCCTATATTATTTTTAACACTTATATCAGAATACCGTACATTGTTTTTTTTTGCATAATTATTAGCTTCTTCAAAAGTTACTTTTCTTTCTTCAATATCCGTTTTATTACCTAGTATTATTATAGGTAAATTAGTTAAAGTATCGTTTTTTTCACGAATTTCTTTTAACCAATGGTCTACATTTGTAAATGATTCACGATTTGCAACATCAAATATAACTAAAGCTGCTGCTACACATCTATAATATGCACTCACTATAGACCTAAAGTGTTCCTGTCCTGCTGTATCCCATACATGCAGCCTTAATATATTACCACTTGATGAAGATACTGTTTTAGCTTGAAAATCAACACCTATTGTAGTTTCATGGTCTTTTATAAATGAATTATCTACAAATCGATGTAATAAACTTGATTTACCGGTACCAGGATCACCTAATAATATAAGCTTAACAACATAATTATGGCTCATTATTGTGATTAAAGATTATAATTTAAACACAATATCACGTTCTTCTTTTTTTATATCTAATTAATGCTCGATTACAACTTCCTCCAACACTTACAGCTGGCGCAGAATTTGGTTTGTAGTAAAAATTATTTGTTTTATTTAAATTTTTTCTTTCAGATAAAATATTATATAAAGTTAGTCCTTGTCCACGTGAATTACAGCCTGACATAATCTTTGGTCCGTACATTATACATTATCACGATATATTATCTGCCACATGCAGTACAACCCCCTTTTTTTCCCATAATTGAACCTAGTGATATTTGTCGTT